CAGTACCATTAAAGTTTAAGTCATCCATACTTTGGATGGCAATTTTTTCTAAAGTTTTACTGTTTAATTTTATTTTGTTAGCATATTCTCTGAATATTCTTATGCTTTTTGCATTAGGCATTCCTCTGGCCTTACCGTCAGCAATATCTCTTGCAAGAAGTGTTACTGCCCTACCAAACATTTCCTGGGATCTTTTTAATACTGCTGGTGCTCTTTTGCTGGGTGCTATTGAGTCTGGTTGAATATATCCTCTGATTGGTTCTCCCTCTTCAACTTCAACAATATCCATCTTGTCGCCTGTGCCTTTCTCATAATCTTTGACACTCTGTTTCCATTTTTTATCTGCTTCTGAGTCGCTTAATTCTTCGTATTCATTAAAATAATTAACAGAATTGTTTAAAAATCTTATAACATCAAAATAATCTTTTTTACCAACTATTTCTTTTGCAGAATCTATTACAGGATGATTATGAACTTCTAGATCTTGTAATTTTTTAGGATCTATTTCTTGGCTTTTACGGATTAATCTAAATAAAGCATTTATATAATCTTTTCTGTAAGCATCTTCATCATAACCTGCGTTCATAATGGTTGCATATCTTACAACTGTTTTAACAACTTTTTCATACATTGTGTTGTAGTCAGCACCACCCATTATTCTAAATTCTATTAATTCATTTTCGCTATCATTATCTTTTTGGTTTTTAAAATGAATACTGCTGAATTTTTCTCTGCTGATGCCTTTAGATAATTCTTTTTGTAACCTTAGGAAACTGTCTTTATTTCCACGTTTCATATCTTCTGCATGTTTTAATAAATTTTGATATTGGCTTTTTGTATAACTGTTTCTAAGTCTTCCCCATTGTGCTAATAAGTATTCGTCACCTAATAACAATGCCATTTTTAATTTGTTTGGTTCTAGTCCTCCTAATTCTGCATCTCCATCTCTAGGCCCGTTCCAGCTCATTGTGACATGCAAACCTGTGGTATTATTAGTGCCAAAGTTATCTTCGCTCCAGTTAAACAGACTTTTCATTTCTTCCAGCATTTTTCTAGGAGAACTATATACTGGTGATATTAATTCAGCACCAGCACCTTCATCTGGATCAATACTGCTGTCAGTTTCTACTGCCCATGAAGTTGTTGTATAAGTGTCTCCGTAATCTCCTGATTCTGGGTACTCATCAAAACTACTATGCTGTTTTATCCAGCCATTATACAATTCATCAGCAACATCTGACACACCACCTCCGCTACTGCTATAGTCGTATCCATAGTCATCAAGGAAACTGCTCATATAACTGTATTGGTCATATACCCAGTCTTCCATACTGTAGTCGTTTTCGGCGAGCATTCTGGCCTCATCATTTAAATCATATTCTTCTCTGACTGCAAGGTCAAGCCATTCTAAATATTCGTCTTCGTATTCTTCTTCTACATATTCTCTGACCCAGTTCATGTATTCCCAACCATCTTCCTCACGGTTTTCGTATTCTTGTGGGTCTGCTTCTTCAAAATCTTTTTTGTATATTTCGATTGCTTCTGAACTTGGGCCTCTATTGCTGTCTATAAAGTCGTTCAACCATTCTTCATCTTCTCTAACTTCTTGGACTTTATCACTCACTAAGTCGTCCAAATATTCTGATTGTCCTTTATCATATAACCAATCTTGATAATCTTCGTATGCTTGGTCTGGTAAATCACCATATTCGTATTCGATATCACTGATGCTCATATCATCAACATCAGAAGATCTTGAATCGTCTACACTATAGAAAAATGTTTCTGCTTCAAAGCCACACTTTACTGGCATATCTAAAGCCTTTGCGGCTATTTCTTTTTTGTTAAAGTTTATTTCAAACAGTTCTGGATTTGCTTCTTTTAATCTTTTTCTGGATAGTTTTTTAATCTTGCTTTTTAGATCTTTAATTTTAAGTTTTTTACCTTTACGACTTGCCAGTTTACTAAGTTTACCGGCTGTTAAAAATTTTCCAAACTCCATTCCTTTAGAAAAATTCTTTTTAGCCTGACTGCTGAAACCTTTTAGTAAATCTTTTGCTCCGGCAGGGTCCTGGTTTAAATCTTCAGGATCATATACATTTACATTCTTACTTTGATCAAAAACTTCATATTCACCGTCTTCTCCTTGCACTACCATTGCATCAGGCAAATCACCATCGCCCACAGGAGAGACTACAATTTTATTTTTATTATCTGAGCCTACAACTACAGATCCTTTACCAACACTCTTTACTTTTTGAGAAATAGGTTTAGATAAGGAGTTTACTGTGGACTTAGTACCTTGCGTACCGCTCTTTTGCTGTCCTACAGGTATTGGGTACTCTATAAGCAGATGTTTTAAAGTTTTAATATCTTTAAACTTCATTATCTTCTCTTATTAAGAGCCGCTACTCTTTTACTTTGCATATTAAATTTTTTAGTTCTTCTAGATTTCCTGGCCATTCTAGCACCTAATCTAGACTTAGTTTTTTTCATTGTTAAACGTTTTTTAAAATCTATAGGTGCATTACATTGGCTTGGTTTACTCACAACTCTACCTTTACGCCTACCACTTGTGCATCTGATAGCACGTTTAATGGTGTTGCCCATTTTACGCCATACCATTCTGGCTTCAAATATAGGTTCGTCTGTGAATTCCTCTATTCTCATAATATCTTCATTAATAATCCTACTACTGTAGTCATTAGTGTTGTAAATGTTAATCCAACAATAGCGATTATCCAACTTTCAAGTTTGTTTAATCTATCTTTTGTTACTTCTTTAAACTCTTTTAATTCAGCAGTAATACTTTCTATACGAAGCATATCAGCAATTATATGTGCCTCAATGTTACCACTTTCAACATAAGGTTTAGGTGTTAATTTGGGCTCGTTCTTTTTAGGCATTGTTTATCCCTTATAATAAATCTTGTTTAGTAAATTCCATATTAACTGAACCTTTAGTATCTATTGTACCACTGTTCAGTACTATTCCATCCAATTCATCTGTAAGTGTATCAATTGTATGTACGCCTTCTCTTTCAAAAGCAAATTTAAAAATCCAACCTGCGCCTGTTATTGTTGGAGCACCATAATTTTCTAATAAATTTTGTCCTACTCCATTCAATGCCACAGGTGTGTTCATTACAACTGGCTGTGCTCTAAGGCCTATTACTTGTACAACACTCTCAAAATCTTTTTGACTGTTGTTTGTATAATCGCCTGTTTGTGTGATATCTAAATTTGTGAACAATGTATAATATTCTATGTTACCAGATAGTGTTTCACTGCTGGTCATTGCTCCACTTCTACTTCCTGCAACCATGTGTGTCTCCGTATATTACACTATTTATCAGGATTTCAGATTTTTAGATCAAAAAAAATCCCCACTAAGTGAGGATTTTTAATAAGTTTAATTTAACTTAGAATGAGACGTCTGCAATAACGTGTCCTGCTAGGTCACCGTTTGCTAGATTATCTGCACCTTCTAGAATCATTTTAACTGCCGCACCACTTACTGCGCCAACTTTTAATACTGAAAGGTTTAAGTTTTGTACTGAGCTAACTAATGCTGTTAATTGAGTTGCTGAAATGTTTCCTGATTGTTGAGTGAAACTCTTAAGGAATACATCTTTACCAATAAACTCACCAGCCGCCGCCGCTCTTCTATCCGTTTGTGCCATTTTAATTCTCCTAATTTATTGTACAATAATATTGTACGTTACATATATTTATCAAAAAGCCATAAAAAAAGGCAGTATAAACTGCCTTCTTTTAAAAGTTGTTTAAACTTATGCGAAAGTAACTACTAATGATGTACCAGTAATTGAAGGTGTTGCCGCCGCACCTTGTAATGCAATGTGACATCCGTCACTTGCTACGTCATCTTCAATCGCTACAACAACAAAACCTTCATTCTGTGCTTCTAAACATGCCGCTTCAACTGAAACTGTTGATACGTCTGTTACTGAAAGAATGTGAGTTGTACCTACTAAACCGTTTGCCGCTCTAACTGCCGCGTTTGGATTTGCTTGTGCCATTTTAATTCTCCTAAATATATTTTAGAGCAAATTGCTCCGTTACATTTATTTATCATTTTTATACAATTATTTTTGTATCTTTACACCTGTTCCCATTTGTTTTTTTAACCAATCACCTACGTCGTAATATCCAGTTGATAATGCTTTAACAGGACTACTAATATCAGCAATCAAATCTTTTACTCTTTCCATTCCCTTTTTGTATTTTGTAGCATTTGTATTACCGAACTGGCCACCACGGTTACCAGTTCTATTACTCATATCTGCATATTTAAGTTTTGTTTTTTCGTAGGCTTCTTTATGTGCTTCTTGTCCTTGTGCTAATTCCTTTACTATGGCAGATTTAGTACTTCCAGAACTTTCCATTTCTCTTTTACGTTCTTCAGCGGCAGACTGGTATGCCGCATCAACACTAGTTCTACCTAATTGCTGGAATTTTTGCATAAATTTATTAGCAAACTCTGGACTAAATTTTTTAAGAGTTTTAAACTCTTCTGTAGCTCGCCATTCTTCAGACTGCATTGCAGGATTATTAATACCTGTTCCTACGAGCTCTTTTACAATTATTTCATTTATTTTCATATTCGTTTTTTTCTACCACTAGCCCAATAACCTGCTATTGCGCCTAATCCGGTTCCTGCTTTCTTGTATTTATCTACATCTTTACCAAAACGTTTAGCAATTTTTTTACCTACATATCTTCCTGCCACAGCACCTGCGGCTGTACCGGCAACTCTTTTAGTTAAACTTGGTTTTTTAAATTCTTGTGGGACTTTGTACTTCTTATATTTAACCATTGTACTTAGAGGAGTCATAACTTCACTACCTCTTCCAAGTCTTCTAAATTCTTGTAAAATTCTTGCGGTTACTGTTTGCCTCTGAATATATCTTAGATTCTCCCAATCCATTATTAATCTACGCCATTGTTTATACATAGATTTCTTAATTTTTAATTGGCTTTCTAACCTAAACATATATGGACTTGCTACAGTATCAGTCATTGTGCCCTTTGATACTCGCTGTAAGAAAGACCAATGTGTTCTTTTGTCAAAATTAAGGCTATTTAAATGGCTTTTGCTTTGTAGATAATTTCTTAACTTTACATTTTTTGTTTTAGGTTCAGACACCATATATGCTAATAAATATAAATCAGTAGCATGACTTCTAAATAATGTATATTTTCCATATTGTGTACTTTGTTTTGCGTATGCCATTGCAAAATTACGTTGTTTTTCATCTTTATACATTAAATATGTTACTAATGTATTTAAATACAGCAGTTCTGCCACAGACTCACCAGTGAGTTGGCTAAATGATGAGGTAGTTCTGTAAAGCCTTGCTTCTGATATTTCTTTATCTACTAATTTAAAGTTAAACTTGTTTTCTTTTACCATTGGAAAGTATGCTGGTAATTGTGTTTTACCTATTTCCCTTGCTTTATATACTCTGTGATTACCATCTAAAACAGTTTTTCTATCTGGAGCAATCACAATAGGCTCTGACAAATCTGAGTCTCTCATGGCATAATCATCATCTGGATCTATAATTCTATCATAAGGATCTTCCACACTACCCAGTTTAGCAAGTGGGTAATTGTTTAATAAAACCCAGTTGTGACGTCTTACGTCATTTATAAATTCTCGATTGTGAATACCATCGTCCCAAGCATGTTTTTTATCCAATAACTCCCTCATTTCATCGCCAGTCATTTTGTCTTTTAATATGCTCATTTGCCTGGTGCTCCAGTTCCAAAGTTTAATCTACTAAACTCTAATCTATCCACTAATTTTAATGCATTACCCATTCTGTCTACAGCAACAAAGCCTTCTTCGCCAGTTACCTCATAACCATTTTCTGTTTCTTTAAATGTTGGTAGTTGCCTAATTGTTTCTAACTTTTTAACTATTTTAATTTTTGCTTCAATTATTTTTAAATATAAATCATAAACTGCAACTATTTGTGGAACATTTTGTTTAATAAATTTAACACCCTGCACTAACTTCTCAGTCATTTCGTCTTGTTTAGCCTGAGTCTTATATCCGTCTATCTTCTTTTGCATAAAGTCTATATACTTTTGTACAAAACCCTGTGCAAACTTAGTAGGTTCATCAAATGCTCCTGCTCTAATGTTATTATTTACATGAGCTTTTAGTTGCTGTAAAAAATCTTTTCCTATCAATTCATTACCTTGCTCTAACCATTTAAATGTATCTGGATCTATTGATTTTAAATAATTATTAGCCATACTTATTGCATCTAAAACATCACTACTTTCTTCTTTTGTTAATGTAATTGTGCCACTAAAGTCTTTTATTATTGCGTCTCTGTGCCATACACTAGGTGTATTTCCTAGTTGACTACTATCAAAGCCAAACTTTGCTTGAGTATCTGCTAGTGTTGGACCACCTGTATATTCAGTATGCCATACTATACCCATTTCAGATTTGCTAATTTGTTTTGCTAAATCACTGTCTGTAGGTACTGCATAAACTATTGTGTTAGGTTTAAACAGTAAAACTTCTTCACCATTAATAGTTGTTGTTTGTAAATCGCTTTTGCTATAAAGCATATCTCCTTGTACAACTGTATTCCAATTTAATTTTCTTAAAAACCTTAATGCTGTTTTAAGTTTATCTTGGAGACCTTCTGACGGATGATTTTCCTCTATATCTTTGTCTGTAAAATTTATTTTAGGTTTTTTTGCAAAAACACCTTTAGTCCCCACAAAAAACTTTCCTGTTTCAGGATCTTTACCAGCAATTACGGCAGGTGCTCCGTCCCATTTGGTTGTCATACTGATAGGTGTTTTTGAATTACCTTCCAGCATGTCATGTAAACTGTATAGATAGTCAACCGCTTCTTTGGCGCCTTTTATTCCTCTATTAAATATATTATCTTCCAGATGCTCTAAATGGGTATTCTTACCCTCTGCTTCAAGTATTATTTCTTTTACGAAACTTTCTGTGAGCTCAGCAAACCTCATTAGACATTTCCAAAATTAGGGCTATTAGGATCAGTAGGATTATTTGTCTTAGGTGTTGATGGTGTTTGCTTTGAATCCGGTCTTGGTCCTGTTGCGTTCC